GTACTGGCGCGGTGGCTGTGCCAAGAGTATCTTCTGAAGATGGAACAATATCTAAAATTATCGTGTTAAATAAAGGTGCCGGATATACTCGTGCAATTGCAACTATACCAGATCCTTTTGGGTTTGATCCAAATAGTTTAAGCTCCTTAGATGAAAGAATAATACTCAGACCTATTATTTCGCCAGCTGGTAAGCATGGAAACGATGTCGCAAATGAACTTTCTTCTAGACGTGTACTTATATATAACGGAATTAATGAATTTGACAATAATATAATTCCAACTACGAATGTATTTGGTAGTGTAGGTATTGTAAAGAACCCAGAGTTTAAAACTTCAAATACAGCTCCAGATATTTTTAATAACACATTAGAAGTTTTATTAAATGGGCATTCTTTAGAAGTAGATGAATACGTAACTCAAATTGAAACTAATCCAGAAAGTGAATTTTATAACAAAATAACGTTTAGCGCAAGAGTTAATGAAATTTCTGGTAATACTATTCGTCTTTCTGAATATATGGGTCCATATCCTAATGGACTAAATACAGCAAATACTGCTTACGATTTTAGTGATATATCCATTAATTCGGAATTGCCATTATATTCTTCGCGCGATGAAATTATTGTAATAAATACAACTTAAGATGCGATTAAACCATCCGATTACATACAAAGATCTGGTGATGTTTATTATATGAACTCGTTTCAGCCAATTACAAGAACAGAAGCATCAAGAGAACAAATAAAAGTTATTATTGAATTTTAAGGAAAAATAAATGCCAATTAATAAAGACCTTAACGTAGACCCATATTTTGATGATTTTGATTTAACTAAACAGTTTTATCGAGTTCTCTTTAAGCCGTCTTACGCAGTTCAGGCCCGCGAATTAACACAAATGCAAACTATGTTGCAAAATCAAATTGAACAATTTGGTGATAATATCTTTAAAGAAGGTTCTATCATAAAAGGATGTAACTTTACAGATTTGGATGATCTAAATTATGTAAAAGTAACAAATAAAGATGGATTTGATGTAGCATCTTATGTCGGTTTTACAGATGTTGAAACTATAGGTTCTGAAGATTTTCCAAGAGACAATACATTTGAATTAAGAGGCGAAATTACTGGCCTTACTGCTAGTATTATTGCAGCTACTAGAGGTTTTGAAACAAGAAACCCGGATTTGAATACATTTTATATAAACTATACTACAACTTCTGCTGGCAATAAATTATTCCAGCCTGGTGAAGGTTTAAGCATATATAAGATAAGTACCGTAGAAGTTGGAACCTCGATCAATAGAACCGAGGAATTAGTTGATACTATAGACGTTACTACTTTCTCTGGAGCATTAGGAAATTCTTATGCTACGCGTGTTGCGCCTGGTGTAATTTTCCAAAAAGGACATTTCTTATACACAGAAGAACAATTAGTAATCGTTTCTAAATACACAAATATTCCTGACAATGTGTCAGTTGGTTTTTTAATAGAAGAAAAAGTAATTAATGCATTTCAAGATGAATCACTATATGATAATGCAAACGGATCAAATAACCAAAATGCGCCAGGCGCAGATAGATTAAAGCTAATTCCAGTTTTGACTGCTCTGCCTACTGATGAAGCAGACGCTGATACCTCGTTCTTTACTCTTACAAGATATTCTAACGGAAACGCCGTTCAAATTAGAGATGTTTCTCAGTACAACGTGCTTGGCGAAGAAATGGCGCGCAGAACTTATGAAGAATCTGGTAATTACATAGTAAGAGATTTTAAAACTAAAGTAATTAGACGCGATGGTGGACTGAAAGCTTCTATTGGAACGGGTTTAGCTTACGTTAAGGGATACCGTATAGAAAACCGCGGTGAAATTATTTTAGACTTGGATGAGATTTCAGATACTGCTGTTGATGAAAGAACAAACCAAGCAGTTTCATTCAATTATGGCGGGTATTTAGATTTAGTTGATGCAAATACTTCTGGAACAGTCGACTTTGGAGATTTTTCAACTGTCAATTTAATAGACGGCGGTGATAGTACTATCGGTACTGCAAGAGTAAGAAATGTAACAAATGATAAGATTTTCTTGTTCGATATTAGACTTACCGGCGGTAATAAAATATCTGATGTCGAAACTATTGACGGAAGTAGCGGATTTTTGACTGTTGCTCCTAATCCTAGCATAATAAAAGCAAGAGCTACATCCATGGTCTTTGATACAGGCATGGTAAGCTTAAAATCAGTAACCAACATGTCTTTACCAGTAAGGACAGTAAGATCATTAACTGGTCTTACTGGAAACACTATAGTTATTTCGTCACTTGACTCAGATAGTGAAGATTTTAATACCGGCAATGATGATATACTTTTCGTAGATAATACAAATTTAAAAATAGAAGTTACAAACGCAGAGATATCTGGTACCGATATAATATTAACACTGGATCAAGAACCATCTTCTTCAGCTACAGTATATCTAAATAAAAGATTTATTGATGCGGTACCGTTTACAAAGGCTAGCATTAATTTATATGTTACTTGTGAAGTAGCAAACACAGATAATACGACATCTACAAAATATAACTTGGGCTTTCCCGATGTTTATGAAATTATTTCAATTGTAGATTCTGATAATAACGATGTAACATCGAGTTTTAAATTAAGAACAAACCAAAGAGATAATTATTACGATCATTCGTATATAGAATTCATACCAGGTAGAAAAAAACCTGCTGAAGGCACATTAAACATATCCATGAACGCGTTTAAATTGAACTCTACGGGTGGGCAATATTTCTTTACAGTAAATAGTTATCCATCAAACGTACCTATAAACAAAATTCATCCATTTACATCATCTGCTGGAATTGCTTTCAGCCTAACAGATTCTGTTGACTTTAGACCATATGTTGAACCATTATCGCCTGCGAGCTATACTAACGCAGCTTCAGTGCTCACAGCACCAGCAGTTGGCGATTCTTCTACTGGAGTTAATGTTGCTCCAGTGTTTTCCGCAACTCACGAAATTTTAACTCCAGCATTAGATCAATTTTCTCAGTTGGATTACGAATTTTACCAAAATAGAACTGATGCTGTAACTATAGATTCATATGGTAAAATTTCTATAGTTAAAGGCTCTGAGTTGGAAAACTCCGTTCCCACTAACACATCAGCTGAGCAACTAAAAATTGCAGATATATTCATACCAGGTATACCAGCGTTAACACCTGAAGAAGGCAATGAACAAGATAGACCGACTTATGCTGTAAAGATTACGCCGAAAGGCACAAAATCTTATAGAATGAAAGATATTGAAAATATCGAAAAGAAAATTGATAATTTAAGATATTACGTGCTACTAAGCACACTCGAAGCTGAAACTAAAAATCTAAATATCACAGATGAAAACGGATTAGATAGATTTAAAAACGGTATCATCGTAGATCCGTTCAATGACTTGAGTATTGCAAATATGAAAAGTACTGAATTTAACGCAGCTGTAGATTTTACTGCAAAATCTCTCATGCCCGCTGTTAAAACATATCCACTCAATATGAAATATAAAACTTCTTCAAATGCATCTATATTTCCTAATACTTCAACAGCGAGAGTTGGAACACTTCAAAGAGACACTGATGTTTCAATAATATCTCAACCATACGCAACAGAATTTAGAAATTGTGTAAGTAATTTTTGGAGCTATAAAGGACTTGGTACTCTTTCTCCGGAGTATGATGGTGCTTATGATGTTACTACAAATCCTGCAAATATAGATATAGATTTAACTACGCCATTAACTCAGTTTGCTGATGCGATACAGGAATTTATGCCTCTTACGTCAACTTCATCTGCGCTAATTAATTCTGAAGTTATTAATAATGGAAATAGAGGTTTTCTTGGAATATTTGGTAGACGTAGATCTACTGTAGAAGATACTTTCTTAGACACCACCAGATTTGTTCAGCTATCTGGAGAACAAATAAATGAACAACCCGTCGGTGATTTCGTTACTGACTTCAACTTTAATCCTTATATGCGCGCACGCGACATTAGAGT